AATGGTACTTCAGGTGGTGTTAGTGTATCAGACGGTCTTATTGATATTAGAACAGGAACAGGTAATGTATCTAAAGTCAAATTTTATTGTGAGTCAAGTAACGCTCATGCTCAAACAATACAGGCTTCGCCACATGCTTTAAGTAGTAGTTCAGTTTCAGTTTTACCTACAAACTCTGGTACTTTAGTTGCTTCAGGTGATAGTGGTACAGTTACAAATACCATGATGGCAAACTCAACTGTTACTATTGCTGATGACAGTTCAACAGCAGTTAGTGTACCATTAGGTGGTGGTTTTACTATATTAGGTGGTTCAGGTATTACAACATCTCTAAACGGTAGTGAAATGACTATTGCTACAGACGGTGGTGTAGTTACAGAAACATCTACAGACACATTAACAAACAAAAGTTTAAACTTTGCTAACAACACATTTACAACAACTTTTGCTCAATTAAATACAGCTGTTTCAAATGCCACGTTAGTTGATTTAGATGATACTCAAACATTAACTAATAAGACATTAACAACACCTGTAATCGCTTCATTACAACAGGCTAGTGGTAGTAATACTTTAACAATGCCAGCGGCTACAGATACATTAGTTGGTAAAGCAACAACAGATACTTTAACAAACAAAACTTTAACTAGTCCAAAAATAAATGAGAATGTGGCAGTCACAGCAACAGCTACAGAGTTGAATTTTGTTGATGGAGTAACTAGTGCTATTCAGACACAATTAGATACAAAGGCGGCTACATCATTTGCTATTGCTCAGGCCATAGCGCTTGGATAAGAGTATAAATAGTAGGAAATAAGGAAAATTATGGCAACACCAGCAACAAGAAGTAATTTAAAAGAATATGCTTTAAGAGCATTGGGAAAACCAGTCATTGAAATCAATGCTGATGATGACCAATTAGAAGATAGAATAGACGAAGCTCTACAATATTTTGCTCAATATCATTATGATGGTATTAAAAGAACATATCTTAAATACAAATATACACAAGCAGATAAAGATAGAATAGCTGCTATCAATCCTATATCTGAAACAGGTACAGATAATGCCAATGGTGGTGTTACAACTACTTGGAACGAAGACAAAAATTACATTGTAGTACCTGAAAGTGTTGTATCAGTAATTAACGTATTACTATTTTCTAATAAAGGTAACTTAAACTTATTTGACGTAAGATACCAATTAAGATTAAATGACTTATATGACTTTTCATCTACAAGTATTATAAACTATGATGTAGTGTTAAGACATTTAGATTTTTTAGATCATATATTAGTTGGTGAAAAACCTTTAAGATTTAATCAACATGACAATAAGTTGTACATTGATATGGACTGGTCAAATGATTTAGCAGTAGGTGAATATATTGTTATTGAGTGTTATAGAAAATTAGACCCTACTGTTCAAACAGATGTTTTTAATGACATATTTTTAAAGAGATATGTAACTGCTTTATTTAAAAAACAATGGGGTGCTAACTTATCTAAATTTAATGGTGTAAGTATGATAGGTGGAGTTACATTAAATGGTCAACAAATTTATTCTGAAGCATTATCAGATATAGAAAAACTAGAACAAGAAATAAGATCGTCATATGAATTAAATCCGGCTATGATGATAGGATAACATGCCATGGCAACAAATCATTATTTTCAAGGTGGGAACGGTATTGGCAGTAACAGTGAAAAGAAACTTTACGAAGATTTAATCATAGAAGGCCTAAAAATTTATGGCCAAGATTGCTACTACTTACCAAGAACACTTATAAACAGAGACCTCATACTAGGCGAAGACGTAGCCAGTAAGTTCAATGCTGCCTATCTTTTAGAGATGTATATGGAAACCACAGAGGGTTTTGCTGGTTCACAAGAGATAATTAATAAGTTTGGTTTAGAGATTAGAGATGACACAACATTTATGATTTCTAAAAGAAGATGGCAAGATTCAGTAGATGATCCTGCTACAATGATTGTAGATGGTAGACCAAACGAAGGTGATATAATCTACATGCCATTAATGAATGGCTTTTTTGAAATTCAATTTGTTGAAGATCAGGAACCTTTCTTTCAATTAGGAAACTTACCTGTTTATAAATTAAGAGCTACACGTTGGGAATACAGTTCAGAGCAAATAGATACTGGTGTTGAAACTATTGACGCTGCTGAAGACAAACACACTTTAGATCAATTAGCACATCAAGTTAGTTTAGAAAACGAAGATGGTGCTATGTTATTAGAAAATGATTCAGTAAGTGGTGACAGTAATTATTTCTTACTTGAAACATATGCTATACAAACACAATCGCCTTACGCTGATAATTTAGATTTAGATAGTGAGGCAGGTTTTGATACGGCTTCTACAGCAGATGACATATTAGACTTTACGGAGAGGAACCCTTTTGGGGATGCAGATTTTTAGATGTTTGGATATTTTTACAACGAAAGTATGAGAAGAATGACAATTGCCTTTGGTCAATTGTTTAATAACATACAAATTAAAAGAAAAGACTCTAATGATAGTGTAATACAATCTATCAGAGTTCCTTTAGCATACGCTCCAAAAGAAAAGTTTTTAACTAGATTAGATCAACAACCTGATTTGGATAGCAGAGAGTTTGCTATTACATTACCTCGTATGAGTTTTGAAATATCTACTATTGAATATGACGCTAGTAGAAAACTAAACAGATTACAAAAATTTAAAAAAGTTAAAACAGGTGCTGAAGGTAAAACGTTAGATTTTAATTATATGCCGGTGCCTTATAATATTTCATATACTTTAAATGTATTTACGGCAACTGCTGAAGGTGGTCTACAAATTATAGAACAAATATTACCATACTTTCAACCAGATTATACAGTAACAGTTAATGCCATACCTGGTTTAGATATTAAAAGAGATGTACCAATTGTATTAAATGGTGTAAACTATGAAGACTCTTATAGTGGTGATTATACAACACGAAGAGCAGTTATATATACTTTAACATTTACTGCTAAAACTTACTTGTTTGGCCCAGCACAGACTCAAGGTGTGGTTAAGAAAGTTCAAGCAGACCTATATAGTGATACAGATAGAAACAATAAGGCAAGAGAAGAAAGAATTATTATTGAACCTAATCCTACTTCAGCTGACGCTGATGACGATTTTGGATTTACAACTACAATAGAAAGTTATACAGACGGTAAAAAATATAATACGACAACTGATAGTGATGAATAATTATGGCATTGGAAGATAAAGTAAACGAAATATTAGGTATTGATACACCTAAACAAAAAGAAGAAAAAGAGTTTAAACCACCTGTAGCTCGTGTAGAAGAAAAGGCAAAAGATGATGTGGATAATGATCATAAGAATAGTAGAGAATATTATTATAACTTAATAGATCAAGGACAAGAAGCTATAGCAGGTATATTAGAAGTGGCAAAAGAAGGCCAACACCCTAGAGCTTATGAGGTGGCATTAGCAGGTATTAAAAATGTTGCTGATACTGTAGATAAACTACAAGACTTAAATAAAAAATTACAAAACTTGAAAGAGTTGCCTAAATCAGCTTCTCCAAATATAAAAAATGCTTTATTTGTGGGGTCAACTGCTGAGTTACAAAAGATGTTAAAAAAAGATGAAACTACTGAAAGCAAAAACATTACACCCGAAGAAACAGATATTACCAATAAGTGATCTAACTTATATTAAGTATTACGAAGACAATAAAGTTTACTTACAAGATTTATCTGAACCTTTTGATATGATAGACCCTATTGAAATAAACAAACACACAGTTTCTCCTACTATAAGATATGGCGCTGGTGGTAAAATATATAAAGAAAAAAAATATTCTGTTGTAAAGGGTAACCAAAGAGTTACACTTGCTAAAAAATTAGGATATACACATATAGAGGCAATAATTAATGAGTGATAATGCATATCTAGGTAACCCTAATCTTAAAAAGGTAAATATACCACAAGAATTTACACAAGAACAAATTGTGGAATATCAAAAGTGTGCTAACGATCCTATTTACTTTATGGAAACTTATGTGAGAATTTTGTCACTAGAGAGAGGTCTTGTACCTTTAGAAATGTATGGTTTTCAAAAAAAGATTGTAGAAACAATACACAATAATAGATTTACAATCTGTAAACTACCAAGACAGTCAGGTAAATCAACTACAACTGTTTCTTATTTAATGCATTATGCCTTATTTAATCCTAATTCTAACATAGCTTTACTTGCCAATAAATCTTCAACTGCTAGAGATATATTAAG